GAGAGTGATAGATCCTTTAAAAAGAAAACTTTTTCCTTATTTGATGTGCATTACAGTCTTTAACTTTACGTTATTTATTATGGTGGCGTATCTTGTGAATCGTCTTTCGGTGATTCTGTAACGACTTCCATGAGTTCTGTACGTCTACGTAATTCTTTCATGAGATCACCTTTTAGACTTACGAGCCCTTTATCTTTTAAATCCAATATTTCATTCTTACGTTCTTGTACACGTTCTATATCGGCTTTAACAGCTTTTTTTACTCCACGTATTTCGTCGAGTTCTTGTTTAAGTTCTCGTTTTGCGACACCTCCCACGGCATCTTTTAATTTGGTTATAACCTTACTTTCTTGAATGGCTTTAAATGGTGTAATGGGTTGTATATGCATAATTTCTGGTTTGAAGAATGCATTATCATCGGGAAATTCACGTTCAAATGCATCTATCATTTTTTTAGGTACATTAGGCGATTGTTCAATCAAACGGTCATATTCGGTTCTCATATTTTCAATCATATTTGTACCGTTTAATGTTCTTTCCGAAAGTGGGAGTGTAAGTTCGAGACGTATTGTTCGTGAAACTTTACCGTATTGTACAGACGCAACGCGGTGACCTTCCATAAGTTCGTTAATTTTAAGAAATTGCATAATAGTTGTTGCGATGGCGGTGATTAAATTTAGACCACCAATAGCCGAAGGTACGAATGGTTGTACAGAAGGTGGAAATGTTTCTTGTGCAAAGTTAGCAGTACCTGTAACTGTACTTACAATTATGAGTGGTATAGTAAATTTCATACTCAAATTTTTATATGAACAATAGGCTTGGTAGTGCATATACCTATAACAGGCCGCGGCTTCACCCCAGGCCTTTAGTATTTTCTCCTGTTGTGGGTGCCATATCTTCGGAAGTTTCTTTTCTTCGTTCATATTAATAGATATGAACATTATATTTTTCATTCATTTACTTTTTTTCATAACAATGTTGGTTGTACCATTTATGAAAAATAAACAAAACCTTGAGTTTTATTCACTCCTCGTTCCATTTATATTTTTTCATTGGTCTGTCAATGACGACACGTGTGCTTTGACCCAGATGGAAATGGTCGTAACAGGAAATGATAAAGATGAAACATTCTTTGGGCGTGTAATGGGACCTATATATAAAATGGACGATACAGAGGCAAATAATTTTTTAAAGGCGGTTTTTTTCTTCCTATGGTTACTTGTTCAGTACAGACTTAACAGAATAGACTTGGAACCTCTTCACGTTCTTAGAAAAAGGTTTGTTAAATAATGTTGATATACATAAATGAAGATCAAAAACAAAACACAACAAAAACTATTATTTATCGCGTTAATGGTACTCATTACTGTAATTGTGTATCAAATACGTAATCCAATTATTATTAAAAAACGTGTTAGTGTCCCAGTCGGAGTTCCAGTCGAAGTTCCAGTGCAAATACCAGTGGAAAAGGAGTTTAGAAACCCACCAATAAAGGAGTATAAACCGGGGTACGTCCAACAAATGGGGGTCCTTGTAGGATCGGATGAAGAAACGTTACCTTTATACGGTAAAGAAGTTCGAGGGAGACGTGATCAATACCATTATTACACGACAACACCAGGTGATCAAGTGTATCCACTTCCAGTAACCATTGATAACCGCGATTGTATGGACGATATTGGGTGTCGAGAACTTTATGGAAATGAAACTGTTTCAGTTTTAGGACAAACAGGTTCATTTCAGGCGAAATTGTACAGAACGGATAATTTCTTCTGATCATCTATCGACGAGTAGTACATATAAACATGTTAAACATAACATACTATTTGATAAAGACGATATACTTTTAGTGACATTTGAAACGTTATTAGGTGTTGTCATTGTTATGACACTATCAAGACATGATAAAATAGAAGACAAAAAGCATATAAATGTAATTTGGGATAATCTATCCATTTATATTTAACAAAGAAAAATATTAGTTAATATAAATGAAGATAGATTTTTTAAAAAATGAAGCAAAACGTCTTGGTCTCCGTGTAACTAAAAAAATAAAAGGAAAACGCGTTCCTCTGAGTGAAAAAGAACTTAAGATGAAAATTCAAAGACGGCGACAACCAGCTTTGGAAATTCAGGTTCGGAATTCAAAAAAACTTATACGAACGTGTAAATCACTTTTACGAACAGTAGAACCAAATGCTCCACGTGTTCGTCGAGTTTCTCAACCCGTCGCACGTGCACCACCTGTCCCACGTGCACCACCTGTTCCACGTGCACCACCAGTTCCAACTAAAAGAGATCCACGCGCAAATTTAATGACTGCTTTAAAAGCAAACCTTAAACGTCGTGGTCTTAGAGAAAAGATAAATCAAACTTCTTAGATATAATCTTTTTTGCACCTTCGAGTTCTGGGTGACTCCATAAAAGCCATCTCGACCAAAATCCCGCGGTAAAAAAACCTGTTTTTGTCCAGTTTTCTTTATCACTTCGAGTTACATCGAGCATATTTTTATGAACCAGTTTAGGATCGGTTTGTTTCTGAACCATATAAGGAACAAACCCACCGTGGCGCGTTACGTATGAACGCATACGTAAAGGGTTTTTGTGTATCGTATAGTCTGAGTACCCCCTTGCCCCAAAATCAACTATTTTCCCATTTTCAAAAGTAACTCTAAACTTTTTATCAATACGTGGACTTTTTTTTAAACGAACGCGCATATATAATTACTGAATATATTTTTCACCACGTTTTTTGCGTCTATATAACACAATTCCAAGTGTAAGGGATATTAACCAAGCTTGAAATTGTGATATACCATACGGTTCTTCGACCATAAACATTTATAGTATATGTTTATTGTTTATTTTCTAATTTAGCGAGTTTGTAGTGGTGATAAAAATGTATTAAACTTAAAATCAAAGAAACAAGAACAAATGGGTTATATCTCGATTTTCTATTAAGAACGAATAATACAACCGACCCTATAAGAGTGAGGGTAGGTAAACTAAATAATCCGATTTGAATATCGGTCAAACCAAGAAACCGTTTTTCTAATTTGTTAACATCTGGTGTTTGTACTGGTGCGTAGTATTCTTTTCCTTTATATCCTGGCATTTATTATATACACACAAAAAAATGTGGATTTTCATGATACCAATACTATTGATATTGAACGATTACCTTAAATCACCTATAGATAGATTATATTTTCAAACACCTTTACGTCCACTCGTTGGTATACGAAATTCAATCGTAGATTTATTATTTTATAAACCGCATTACTCGGTAGACGATTTTACAGGTTTATGGAGGGTACAAAAACACTTTTTCGATATAAAAAATGAATACGATACCTTATGTAAAAATAAACAAAAGTATTATTTTCATGAGCTTGATCCGTGGTTTGAATATAATCAAAATTATTATTACTATAAAATACACGATTTTCCGAAGTTATACGCATTTTTAAAAACTGTACCGTGTGTCGGACATGCCATGATTGCGGTCATGGAAGGAACAATGTCTATACCAGCACACCGTGCCGAGAGTAATTTACAGTTACGGTACCACTTAACGCTCGAAGGAACAAGTAATCTTACCACAGAGTTTGATATTCATCAACATAAACCTGGTGAAGATGTTCTTTTTGATCACGCGCGTCACCATAGCGTTGATAAAACTGGTGAAGAAAAACGTGTTGTTCTTATTTTAGATATTAACCGATTCTAATCTAAAGGTGTTTTCGACACACTGCTTTATACATGTCATGATCACCAACAAGTTCGAGTTCATCGTTTTGAACAATTCGTTTTGTAAAGGGTCCATGTGTTCCATCCATACATTCCATACACATCGCCGATATCTTAAACACTTTATCGGCGAGAGGTACACAGTCTATAAGTTCACCAAACTTTCTCTGTTTATAATCCCCATCAAGACCAGCGAGTAAAATCGTTTTACCCGAATCGAGAACCTTTTCAACAAACTTTTTAAGACCGGTGAAAAACTGAGCTTCATCCATAGCTATAACGTCGACACCTGAAAAATCAACTTCATCGAGAGTATTGGTTTTTATACAATCGAAACGAACATTATCATGGGTACGTAAAACATCCTCTGATGCGCGCGTATCCTTTTTAGAATTTATAACGAGAATACGTTTACCTATAACTTTGTACCGTTTTAAACGTCGGATAAGTTCGGACGTTTTTCCTGAAAACATGTTACCCATAATAATCTTAAGACTCATTTCTAATTATACG